TTCTAAAGTCACCGCGAGTTCCGCGTATGATTGCCCTTCCACTGCCCGTAACCACAGCAATGTTCGTTGTTCCTCTGAGAGCCGCCGGAGTGCGTCACCCATGATCGAAACGGTCTCTGTCTGGCAACCGCCCACTTTGTTGTCGGTCCCCGGATCCGATGGGCCTTGCTTTCGCCTCCAATCCGCGGCACGCTTCCGCGCAATCCCGCAGAGATAGGCACGAAGGGGCCCGCGCTCTGGGTGAAACCCGTTCGGCCGATTCCACATCTGAGCGAACATTTCTTGCACAACGTCTTCGGCTGCTTGAGGATTGCCGATAACCCGCCGCACAAACACCAGTAGCCAGGGCGCATTCTCTCGGTAAAATGCGTCGAACGCATCCGCGTCTCTCTCGCAGATCTTTTTCCAAAGCTCTCGGTCGTCAGCCAATCAGCTTCTCCGTCCTGTTATTCGGGCTTGCCGGTCAAAAAAGTCATCCAGCAACAAAAAAATGTTGCCACTAATCGATCTGGCCACCCCTGAGGAGCACGAAGTAAAGGGGACATTGTGGAAAGGCATCTTCGCGCACACCGCGTCTTCACGTGGCTATAGTGCTGTAGACAGGGGACCTACACCGGTCAAGACTGTATCCGAGCGGAAGAATTGCCACAATCGTCGTGCCAAACGCCTAGATAAACGCAGAATCTGATGCGAATCACTACAACGTTATACGGATTGGAACAATCCGCAAGATGGCCGGTCTGTACCTAAGCCACAATGCAAGACCGATCCCGGACACAAGGCCGTCGACCTCCACCCGCAAACAGTAGCCCGTTCGGGACGAATGGGGAGCTGTCTAGGCCAATGAGGGCAGCACCGAACGGAAACGTTCATCCTCATTTTCGCTCTTTACCACGGTGATGCAACTCCCGCTCGTATGCGTCACGGCGTGCCAGTTGTTCACGTTCGCTCTCCCGCATGTTCACCGCGAACATAGCCAAGTCGCCACGCGTGGATACTCCCACCTTGTCGAAAATATTGCTCAAATGGTGTCTGACTGCGTGTGGGAAAGTGGCAATCGCGCGTTCTTTGCGCGGTTTCCAAGCGGCCACGTTGACACGCTTCTGTGGCGGTGCTATAAACTGGAAGAGTCGGCGAAGCAAATCAGTCGATGCTCTCGGGCATGCCAGTGCCCGAGTTATATAGAAAGCACACCGAATACGCGGTTGGCGTGAAGAACTCAGAGCTGGGAAGCAACAGCACCAGCACCGCGGACCCAAGAAAAGAACGTTTTTACCTCCTGTTTGTGGAGGAAAGCGCGTGTCATTCGTGCCGACGCTTGGAAAAAAGTGGCCGCGTGAAGGCGACATGCGAAGGTCGGAAGATCACTTATAAGTGGTTTGGCGAGTGGCTCTGGATAAAAACGCGACATTGAAGAGTTGAACAAAGTTGGAGAGAGCATGGCGCAGCGAGTGCTAATCAGGAAAATAGAGGAACTAGAGGCCAAGCTAAGGCAGAGGCCCAGAAAACAACAATCGAGCAACGATACTCGAATCCAGGAAGCCACTCGCGACACCTACGTCTGGGTGACGGAGTACACCGAGACGTACAACGAGCACTGGGTAGAAGAGAAACGTTCCGGGCCCTATGAGCATTTCCCAAAAAAGAGCTATTTCCACTCCATCTTTGACCTGTTCGACTTGGAGCCGATTGTCTGGATTGAGAAATCCCGCGACCTGATGGTGTCCTGGGCGTGTGTGGCCTACTTGACTCTAAACGCCATGCGCGTGGCGCACCGCGGCGTCATTCTCCAGACCCAGAAAGACGACAAAGTAATTCAACTCGTCGACTACGCCAAGTGCCTCTACCAGCGGCAGCCGGAATGGTTACGAAGCTACTATCCGCTGGAAAAGCCAGTCGACCAGCAGCCGCGGCACTCGCTAACGTTTGCCAACGGCAGTTACATCGTAGGAATCCCCGGCGGCGCGGACCAGATCCGCTCCTACCATCCTTGGGGCTATCTAAACGACGAATCGAGTTTCCAGCCGGATGCCGGCGAGTGTTACAACGAGGCAATCTCAGCGGTCAAGGGCAAGATCATTTTTAACTCTTCGGCAGGGCCTGGATGGTACGCCGATGCTCGCCGCGACATTGTTAGAACGACGGAAGATTAATGGCAAAAACCGTAGACGCCGCAACTGAAACCCGGAAACTGCCTCCGCAATCCTCGGTGCCGCTAGACGATGGAGGAACCGTCCGTAGGACCTCTGGCGGGCTTCCTGTGCTCAGGCTGCATTACTCTGACGATCCTGATCGAAATCCAGAGGTTACGCCAGACTGGAAGCCGAAAGAGCGCAAGAAGTACACTTCTCAATCCGCATGGGATCGCGAGCAGGAGATTCGCGACGAAGCCGGCGGCGGAGAACTCGTCTTTGCCGATACGCTGATTACCCATTGGAACAAGATCGTCATTAACGATCCCCGCTGGCGCCCGGATCCGCATTGGCGCCTTGAGGGCGGGTTCGACTATGGCAAGACAAACCCTACAGCGCTCATACGCTGCTATTTCGACCATGACGGGGTTGGCTACTTCTGCGGTGAGTATTACATGCCTGGGCTCCAGGTCTGGCAGCACGCCCCACGAATCAAGGACATGCAAGACGTGTTCCGTATGGCTCTTTGTCACGCCGACCCCAGCATTTTCAGCTACACCATGGAGCAGCAAGCCCGGCCAGGCCAGGCGCAGCAGCGCGCGCGGTCAATCAACGAACTCTACGAGGATGAAGGCATTGGCATATTCTCGTCCTTCGTTGGAGATCGGTCGGATGTCAGCTTCGCAGAAAGGCTCCTCCAGCATTGGGCGAACCTTGAGCAAGAGGAGCCCACGATCCGAATTGTCTGCCGGAACTACTCAGAGCGGCCACAGCCCGGGCTTCACAATTGGGATTGCCCAAATCTGCTCTGGGAACTGATGCGCATTCGGCGCGTGAAGCTAACGGCGCAGCAACTTCTAACTCGAAATTTGAGCGAGGGTATTGTTGACAAGGATAATCACGCGGTCGACGTCTGCAAGTACATCGTGATGAGTCATCCCGAACCCACCCGGAAGCCCTATCAGGAACGAGTAGAGGAACGTCTTAACAAACTTTGGCAAGGCGATCCCACGCAAGCCATGCTGCAACTCTGCAAAATCCAGCAGGAAGAACGGGAAAAAGAAGTGTTCCAGCAGGTCTATTACGGCAACAACATCCGGCAGAAATTGGCCGAAGAAGCCGCTAAGGGCAACCGCTGGTAGAGAAGAGCAATGGATGAACTAACACTGCGCAACAAGGCGAAGACTGTTAATGAGCGAAGGTCGCTGGAGATCTTTTCTATATGGAGACCAAGGGAAGAAAAAGTCGTTGCAAAGCTCGGACTAAGGCAGGGAAGCCCTGCCAAGCGGCTGCTACCACCGGCGGTCTGTGCTTTTTTCACGCCAACCCGAACAAGGCTTCTGAGCTGGGCCGGATCGGGGGCCGGAGCAAGCGCCATTCTGTAGCCGACGGTGCCGATCTGCTACCCAAATTGGACACCGCACGTGCAGTGCGGGACACCGTGGCTCGGTTGATCGAGGATGTATATGCGGGCAGACTTCACCCCAGGGTTGCGGGCGGTCTCGCGCCCCTTCTGAATCTGCAAATGCGCGCGATCGAGACAACGGATCTAGAGCGCCGACTGGCGAAGTTGGAGAGGCTGTTGGCTGAAACCGAAGCAGAGGAAGATCTCGATCGAAAGGAGGACTCGGCTCCTCTTTCGGGGCTCGGCGACATGCTAGCCCATGCTCGTAAGCGGAACGAGCGCGCGAGGACATTGGGACTCGAGAAGGACGAGGCTGCTCCGGTAGATTCCCCGAAAGCCACCTAGGCGTATGGCTGCCTAGATGGCTAATAGTTCAGCAAATCATGGCTTGAGATGGCTTAAGCCGTCATGAATCGGAAAGCCATCCAACCCGTCGAGGTAACATTTACTTTAAGCATATATTG